TCATTCCCAAATTTTAACTGGTCAGGTCGTAAACCATACTTACCATTTCCAGTAAAACTCAAATCATTTGTTTCACTTCCAGCACTTAACTTTAAAGTACCCGTACCTTTTATTTGAAAATGACACTCAATCAAACATAACTTTGATTCGTTTGTGCCACTTGCCAATTTTTCAGCGTCAGCTACTATCTGGTCTGTCTCATCTTTGATGCCTTTCGATTGTACAATGTACTTTGAAACAGTATCAACTATAGCTGTATTCGTAATCGCCATCAGAAAATCCTATCTACTATGCAGTAAATGATTCGTCTTTTCTTAATTCGATAATAACACTACCAGAAGTTCCAAGAGCGGTTAACTCTAAATCTCCTGAAGTCGCACCAGTATTTGTTGCGTTGTTAGTAATCTTACCAGCAGTACCATCATAGTGTCCTGTACCAGCAAGTTGAATTGCCACAGTATCCGATGAAGCACCTTTAAATTGTATCTGTACATGACCTGTATTATCGTCAGCAGTACCTTGTACTAAAGACCACCATATTCTAGTGATATCTAATTTTGCACCGTTAGCGTGTCCTGCTAAACCACTTGCGTCAAGTATGTTTGAGTTAGCAGTAGTGTTATCGTCCATGTTTACTAGAACAGTAACTTTACCACCAGCTGCACCACTACCTGATGCAATCTTTGTATCTTTTAGTGTTCTCGTTGCAATTGCCATTTTTTATTCCTTACTTTATTGTTTCGTTATCAATGTATCTTTCTATATCTGATACATTAATCCCATGTTTTTTAGCCACCTGATTAATAATACCTGGTATTTTTCCTATAAGAGGGTCAGGTGCTTTATTAATCATATCATAAACATCATCTATTGCGGCCTTCATTTTAGGAGATAAATTATTATACTCCTTACCCTTTTCAGGACCACCATATCTTCTTTCAGATAATTGTTTTTTAAACTTCTGAAACGACAGGTTGTTCATCTGCTTCTTCGTCATTGTCTATTTCAACAGGTTCTTGAACGGGTTCTTCTTCAGTAGATTTCATATACTGAGCATTTTGTTCTAAGTCCTCTGTTTCATGAGCTGCATTTAACCAATCATTTGCGACAGTCATTCTTTTATCATCTAAAGCACTACCTATCTTATCAGATAAAGCACTTTTAAATGCGTCTTGAGCTGCGATATTATCGCCGTCTGCAAGAGAATCAACCATTGCCTTTACATTATCATCTGTCATAATTATTCATCTCCTATATTTATATCGGGATTATCATCATCTTCCATTTGTGCGCCTTCTGGATTAGCAATAATACCTTGTTTAATTTCATTTCGAATCTGACTATCAATTTCAATAATATCATCATCACTTTGTCTTAACACATTCTTTCTGATATATTCAACAGAAAAATATTTACCAATATATGGACTGACTTCATTCGCAAGATTTAATCTTTCTCTTAAAATTTCAGCAGTCTTTAATTCTGAAAAATATCCATCTTTTAAATAATCATATTGTATATGTTCTTTTAGTTTACTCCAATCTTCTATTGTAATAATGCCCTTTAAAACTAATTGTGTTTTAAGTACATCATGAAATAGTTGAGTAAATCTTTTTCTTAATCTTTGAACAAACTTAGTAAATTTAAGTTCATCTCTTGTAATTTCTGCAGCTCTTCCTAGATTAAAACCATTTTGAGAGTCTAATCTTGAAATAGGTACATTCAAAGATTTGTATAATTTCTTTTGAAAGTATTCTACATCTGATATCTCACCAAGATTTTGTCCACCTGCAAGTGTAGAAACTTCGGTGCCTTTTGCACCTTCTCTACGAGGTAACCAAAAATCTTCAAGCATAGACATATGTTTTCTATCATCTCTAATCTCACCAGTCGAAGCATCATAGACAAGTTTATTTCTGTATCTTGCCATAACATCTCTTAGATAAGCTTCTGCTTTTACTTTAGGTAAGTTACCTACATCAACATAGAATATTCTTCTTTCTGGTGCCCTTACTATTCTGTAAATAACAACAGCATCTTCAATCATTCTTAATTGATTAACAGGTTTAATTGCCTTATGTAAATGACCCATAACCATATTTTTAGTTTGGTCTATTACACCTGATGTAATATAAGAGATTGCGTCAGCAGAAATTTTAAGACCAGCATTTGAATTTGCTGATGATATACCTTTTTCATTATAAACAAACCATTCTGCTGTCTGTTCTATAATTTCTATACCTTTAGCGCCTTTCGTATCTCTCTTCTTTGTAATCTCACGAACTTTTTTAATTTTTCGTGGGTCTATGTATCGTAATTCTGTTAAACCTTTTCGTGGACTTTTTGGGTCTATGACCTTGTGAAAGTATATTCTGCCATCAACATAAAATCTTTTGAATATGTCGTGACCTTTTTCGTCAAAATTTAAGAGCTTCATAACTTCGTCAAACTCATCACGGATTTTTGTTTTAATACTCTCTGAGACTGCCAGTTTATCTAGCGATATTGAAACAGACTGGTCTCTATCGTCTGATACAATAACCTCATTGATGATATCTTCAATTGCCATATCACACTCTGGGTGTTGAGCAACTTCTCTATATCTTTTAATTAAATCAACATCATTCTTTGCATTAACTTCCATATCCAAGTATTGGCCAAAGTAACCGCCAGCAGATATAGTAGTTGTACCGTCATCAGGAGTAGGAACCGTGAAGGCCTGTTTGGCCTCCGCCGGTTTATCCTTATCGTCATTCAGTCTTGTTATTTGGAAGCCAAGTAATTGTGCCATATTATATTTTCCTTATAACTTGTTTATAATTATGTAGTAGTATCTGTTTCAAAATACTGGTATGTAAACGAACAACCGAACTCTTCTATGGCGTTATTTGTACCATAGTTAAGTGCGATATCATCTAGAGCAGTTGGGAATGCACCTCTTAAAGTATAAGATTTAAGAGTGTCCCCATTTCTGTCTAAATGGTCAATGAATATATCAACTTGATAGTCTGAAGGATTAGTTAACCCCTCATTATCAGTCATATTATTCATGCCGTTCATCCATCTTTCTAGACCTCTATAAATTTTGAAGTCTGTATCGTTTAATACTGTAATAGACCATGGATTAAATGTTCTATCACCAACTAGGTTCAGTATTCTTCCTCTAAAGTTTACAGGAACAGTACCAAGATTTTGCCCAGGTATTGATGTAGCATTACATAAGAATGCCAAGTCAGCTGTTTCTCCACCAACTGCTGAGTAACCAGGGAAAGGTAAAGTTACCTTGAACTGATTAGCTCTTGCACCACCGCCTTTTAGTCGGGCTTTAAAGTCATTTATATTCGCCATTGTATATCCCTCCTATGCGCCTGCTACTTCAGAAAAGGCAACGCCTGTTCTTGTAGCAATAAAGTTAAGTTGAATGAAGTTAATAGAACGAGCAGGTTTCACATAAATGTCAGCCCTAAATTCGTTTCTATCAATAACATCTCCAGTATTATTTGAATCATCACAAACAACACTAAAGTCTGTAATACCTCGTCTGCCTTGTACATCTCTCAAGAATGGTTCTACAAGATTTCTAAATTGAGCCCTTGTAAATTCATCATTAAACTCAAAGAGTTGGAATTTAGCAGCAGTAGATACAGCTTTTTCTAGAGTAATGAATAATCGTCTTACATTAATTCTATCGAAAGCACTAGGTTTTGCTTGAGCAGTCTTATCGCCAAACAGCACAGTTCCCTGACCAGGGAATGCTACTACTGGATTAATTCTTGCCTTGTACAATTCATCTCTTTGTGTTTGATTTGGATTGAAAGAAAGTTTAACTGCACCTCTAATCTGTCCTCTGTTAAATCCAGCGGGTGAGAAGAAAGGGTCAGCGATATTATCTGTTCTTGCACAAAGTCCTGCTATGTCACCATTTAATGGTACAAATCTAAAGACATCATTATATCTGTCGTACATATATTTGTAACCACTATCAATAACAGCATAACTTGTTGATGGTAAACCATCAGCAAATCCTACTACATTTTGAGTTTGTGTAATTGCGTTAGCAATACCAACAACATCTGCTCTCGCAGGTGATATGAAAGCAACACAATCTTTTCTTGCAGTTGCGATATCCATAACAGCAGTTGCTTTTGTGTCGCCAGTAGCGTCAGCATCTGTTTGTGAAGGACCACAAAGTAGTAAAGATATATCTACATTTTCTGTGTCATTAAATTTTTCATATGCAGTTGCAATCTCGCCGTTTGTAGCAGCGTAATCGTCTGTTCCAGATGCTAATGAATAAGTCTTAACAACAAAAGCATCGCCTTGAGCGTTATCGAAAGTTTGACCTTTCTTAGCAGTGCCTGCATTTGCAAGTGTTGTTTCATGGTCCATTACATATACAAAACTACTCGTTCTGTATACTACATCAGCATAAAAGTTTGAATTGCCTGAAGAATCTTTAGCGTCAGAAGCCTGTGAAACTCCAGCAAAAGTTTCTAATATTTCTCCTGCAGTTCCTGTGATTCCGCCATCTTCGTCTAACACTACGATATGCATTTCATCTAATGAACCGCCAGCAGCAACAACATCATCTGTTGAAGTTGGTGGACCGTCAAAGTTGAAATAATATTCCCAATGTCTTAGAACTTTAGCGTTGTCAACAACGGCGTGTCTTAGTCCGCCTGTTTCGGTTTGTCCTGTTGCAGGATTAAATCTTGCAATTGTTAGAACGTGAGTACTGATTCCTGTGATTTTATAGAAAACTCCTGAAGGCGCACCGTCAGTTGAAGGTACAGCAGTTGCATCTCCAAATTCTAGTATGTCACCAACTTGCATTAAACTACCATCGTCAACAGTTA